CTGCCATCCTTGCCGGGCGTTCCGGCGTCACCCTTCGGCCCGGGGATGGCCTCAGTCGGGTTCTTCTGAACTTGGGTGGCCTTCGCGCATAGGTCCCGGTCCTCAACCATGAGGCTGCCCTGCGCCTCGCACACCTGCTGGATGTCCTTGGCAAGGGTCTGGCTGTTCGCCTGTGCGGTGTTCTTGTCCGCTGTGGTGACCAGCTTGTCGTAGACCATGAAGCTCAGCGCCCCAAGGATCAGGACGGCCAGTACCAAGAACATCCACCGGGGCGGGAATGGCTCACGCGCTGAGTGCTGCTTCATGCGTCACCTCGGAGTTTCGCTCGGAGTTGGTCAATGGTTTCCTCTGCTGCGCGGAGCTCGTCGCGGGTGACCTTGTGGTCGGCCCTCTCATCTCGAAGTTCTTTCCGGGCGGTGTCGCGCTCGGCGTTGGCCGATCCGATATCCGCACGCAGGGACGTTGCCCGTTCGGCGTCGAACTTCCTGTAGAGGACATACCAACCGGTAACGCCTCCAGCGGCGACAAGCGGGGCGGCGAGAGCTTGACAAGCTCAACAAGCTGGGGGTCCACACGTCTTGTCCTCCCTGTTACCCGTCCGGCCCGTCACTTGAGGGCCGCCAGGCCACTGAACTGGCAGACCGTCCCAGTCGGGTAGGGCCCGATCTTGATCGAGGCGCCGCTAACCGAATAGACGGCGGCGCGCCGATAGGTGTCGGTCGTTCCCGGTACGTAAGTACTCTACGGGCATCATGCCCGCGGGGAGGTTGGCAACGGTCCAGCCCTCGACGGGCGTGCCGACGCCGGTGTAGCGGACATCTCCATAGACGTGCAGGAATGAGCCGCGGCCCATGATGCGCGCCTTAGCCTGGCTGCCTGCGTTGTTCGCCCAGCCGGTGCCAAGGGTCAGATTTACCCATGGGCCAAGCCGTCTTCGTTTACCCAGCCGGGGATATCGTTGGCAAGGATCTCGTAAGACCACGTGTTGCTGCCGATCTTGACGCGGGTCCCGATCTGGTCAAGATAGGTCCGGGCGATGTCGTCGGCAGCAACCATGCCGCCCGCGGCAGGCCACACACGCAGATCGATGATTTGCTGCGGCGCACTCAGCCCGCCTACCCATTTCACGAGCGCTATAGGCTGGTCATCCTCGACGCCCGGCCCGACCTTGCGCGCCGCGGGGATCTCTGCGGTAGTGCCGGCCTGGATAGCTACGAGAGTGGACGGCCCGCCGAGGGAAGGCTGCCAATTGCGGCGCACGGCGATAAGGTCCCAGCGCGTGCCGGATGCGAGCGTGTCGCATTGCACTACCTCATCGATAGCGGCCTCATCAGTGACGCCGTGGCCGTGAGCCTTGCCGGCAGTCACCAGGACCGCATAGGGGATGCTCGGGTGAGCCTTTACCTTGAAGTCACTAACGCCATAGACGCCGTATGGCGGCGCCCTGCGCGATTCTTGGCCCGGTCTGTCTCGGTCACCACGCCGTCATAAAAAACGCTGGTCAAAGCCATTAGCGGGCCTTCCTGTCTGCATTGTCACGCTGTAGAGCGCGGATTCTTTTGGCAAGGGTCAAGTCGGGATCGTCCGTGCGCTCGCCGACGACGGGGGTAGCGGTGTCGCCGTCCTTGTCCCAGCCGAGGCGGACCTCGCGCAGCACGTCCGTAAACGCCTGCCCGCGGATCATGGCCGTAACGCGGTCTCCCACGCGCAGCCCGTCGCCGCCGTAACGGAAGTGCGGAGTTTCGGAGAGCTCCAGCGCCAGGCCAGTGAGCGGCGCGCCCTCAGCGAATACCTCATTGGCGCGTGTTGCGTAGACGTCGCCCGAGGAAGAGTCTCGGGCGTCCTGTAGGACCTCGATAACGTCGTTCCATGCGGGGTCTAGGTCGGTGGCAACAAAGCTCTTGAAGACGCGAGCGGTTCCCTCGCCCTGCCCGCCCACGACGACGCTCGTAACGTTCGGCGCGGCCAGCGTGTAAGTGCCGCCCGTAACGGTGCCGCTCTCCATCGATAGCCGGTGCGGGTAGTCCCGAGGCGTGTAGCAGTCCAGCAGCAAGCCGGCGCCATTCTGCCGAACCGTTACGCCGATGCCAGCCTTATCTACCGCGGGGAACAGCCGATCGTATGCCGGGTGGAACCGGAAGGTGTACGTTCCCACGGCGCCGCGGCCTAAGTCGGGCGCCAGGGTCAGCGGCGCGTTTAGCCGGGTGGCATTCTCGGCCAGGATCGTCTTTACAACGGTCTCAGCCGGGCCCGTGATGGTCCGGTACTCGACGTCCTGGCCAGTGATCGCAGCCGCCGGCTTAGGCCATGCCAACCAGTTATGCAGGATGCGGAAATCATCCTCTACCGTGAACGTCAGCGTGGCCGCGGCGGTGAACTGCCCGGCGACGTGGCGAACCGGGCCTGTCATTTCCAGTTCGCCATGCCGGTAGATCATCACGCGGGCGCCCGGTGCCATAAGGTCGGACGCCCGCCGGTGATCGGCGTCAATGGTAAACGTCGCCGTCGATTTCATGTTGTGCCGGATGGTTGGCTTTAGCTCGCCCGGGCGCCCTACCCAGCCGGTGAAAGTCCAGCCGCGATAGACGACGATCTCGTAAGGGATCTCAGAGGCCATTACCAAGCCCTTCGATACTTATTGCGGACGGCGGCTATCACGGTGCCAAAGCCGGTCATTTGGATAGTCAGCGGCATGTCCTGTCCTCGCGGGATCGGGACGAAAGCGATGTAGGGTCAAGCTCGGGCGTGCGGTCCACGGGAGACAGGATCTCCTTTGCCACCGGGTCCCAGGCGCCATACCAAAGGACTTGACCGTTTATCGGGTCCGTATCCAGTTGGACCGCGTGGCCCTCGGGAATATCGAACGGGACGATGATGTCTTGCCCGCCGACGCCGAATGAGACAGCAGTCGTGGGCCCTACCGCCGTCCAGACCGCATAGGCCGGAACGTCGCCGTCATTTGTGAACGTCGCCGACCCGAGCGAGCCGCCCGGCGATAGGTAGTAGATCGCATCTGCCGGGTAGCCGTATGTCGTCCGGTCCTCTGCGGTTATGTAGAAGTTCCGCATGTCGCCCTGGGCCCATGACTTCGTTACCGTCTCGCCGAGCCAGTACGGGTCATCGGCCAGTAGGTTGATGCCATACTTGGCCCAGCCGCGCTGCACCGGATCATGTGACATATCCTCATCGGAGCCCAGCAGCCGAAGCCCGAGCGTGCGGCGCCCGCCGTTCGGAACGGTAGCCGTCCAAGTGCCCTCGGCGTCCGGGTCGAGCGAGTTCCAGAAAGCCCGGTCCCGCTCCATGAACGCCGTAGACCCCTCATCTGAGTAGAGGTAAAGCGGCCAGAAAACGTCACGGTCCTTAGTGGACGTGCCGCGGTGCCGTGAGCCTGGCACGAGCGGCGATGCGCTCGAAAGCCGATCAAAGGACGGCAGATGCAGGCCGCGTACGCCCGGCTGTAGGAAGAGTCCAGTAGCCGGGCGTGTCAGCTCCCATTCCGAGCCGTCCCAGCCCCGCCATGACAGGCTAATGCCTCGCCATGGCGGCGCTGGTGGTGCCGGCGGAATGTAAGGGATGGCGTAAGCGATACCCACTAAATAGCCTCCCTAGATTCCGAAAGCGGCGAAAGTGTCGCGCCGCTTCGTTTCGATACGGTGTGCAACCTCGTTGGGGTCCCAGCCGACGTTGCCGTGGAAATGGGTATCGCCACGCCCGCCGCCTTGGTTGGCAAGGCGGCTAATGTCCGCCCACTGCTGCGGGTTTAGGATCGCCTCGGGCTTGCCGGTGCGGTTGACTACCTGCGAGATCCCAGGAGGCAGGATGCCGCCGAGGTCATAGAGTGCAGGATCTCCCGCCGCCGAGCCCTTGCCGCCCGTGATGAGATCGGAGACGCTATTGAACAGCTTCTTACCGATGCCCACCGCGATATCGGCCATCATGCCCGCCGCCGGAAACGCCGTTTTGAACTGTGAAAGCAGCCCGTCGATGATTCCAGCGATCGGATTGAAGCCGCCGCCAGACGGAAGCCCCGCGCCGCCTAGGTAGCCGTGCGGGTCGATGTCGTTCGGCCAGCCGCCGGCGAATGTGCCGAAGTGCAGGTGCGGGCCCGACGTAATGCCGGTGTCGCCTGAGAGTCCGATCTGCTGCCCGCCGCGCACCATGTCGCCGACCTTTACGGCCATCGATGACAGGTGAGCGAACCACTCCTGGATGCCCGAGCCGCCGTCAATGTGGATCTCATTGCCGCCCCACACGCCCGGCGCTTGCACGCCAGGACCAGACCAGCTAACGCGCCCGTCCTCAGTAGCGAAGACCGGCGTACCGACCGAGGCCGCATAATCGACGCCCTTATGGACGCGGTTATAGCCTTGCGTCTCGATCATGTCCTTTAGCGGCGTGACGAATCCGCCTTTGCGTAACCGGCCAACGAATCGGCCAGCGCGTAGAGGTTCCGAATGCCGGCTTTGCGGGTCTGCTCCTTAGTGAAGACAAACTCGCCGCCGTGAACGATGCCTGCCGGCTCGTCCTTGCCGCCGTCACCGGTGTAGCCGCCCGTCATGAAGCCCTTGGGGAGTGCCACACGCGGCAGCTTGTCGATGCCCGGCAGGATGCCCGCTACGGTGTTGAACGCGCCGATTAGACCGTCATTGATGACCGTATCCACGACGAACCGAACGGGCGCCTTAGCGATCTCCTGCAAGCCGTCCCAGAACTTCTTGATGAAGTTCACGCCGTCCTCGAAGGCCTTGGGTATGGTCTTCGTGATGAAGTCCGAGAGCGTATCGAAGACGGGCTTGATTACGTTGTCCCAAACCCACTTGATCGCGTTACCGATACCGTCGAACGCCGGCTTGATCGCATTGTCATAGAGCCAGCCAAAGGCCCGCCCTATCGCGTCCAGTGCCACGCCGAGGCCGTCAAATACCGGCTTGATGACGTTCAGCCAGACCCAGCTAATAGCGTTGCCGATCGCGTCAAAGACTGGCTGGATCACGTTGTCATGCAGCCAGTTCACAACGGCGGGTAGGGTTACTTGGAACATGTAGACCCAGGCATCCATCGTCGGCTTGATGACGTTATCCCAGACCCAAGAGATAGCCGTCCCAATGGCATCGAACACCGGCTTGATTACCGAGTCATAGAGCCATGTAAAGACAGCGGCAAAGACGTCGCGGACGAATCCTACAGCGCCGTTGAAGATGCCCACGGCAAAGTTCCACCAGTCGCTAATCGTTGCCCCGATGGCCGTAAATGACTCGACCATGCGATCCCAGAAGTACCGAAACAGCGGGATGACGATATAGGTAATCAGCGAAACAACGAGCTGGAAGATGCCACGGAAAAACAGATAGAAGCCGCCGACGATGACGCTAATAGAGTCAAAGACAGGCTGGATTGCATTCAGCCAGAGCCAATTGAAGACGTCGCCGACAAAGCCGACCGCCGCCGCGATGCCATCGAATACGGCTTGATTACCGAGTCGTAGACCCAGGAGATAGCCGCGCCGATGCCATCAAAGACAGGCTTGATTACGTCAGTCCAGAGCCAGTTGAAGAAGTCGCCGACTGACTTTATCGCGTTGTTCCAAGCTGGTATCGCAGTGTTTGTGAACCAGTCGATTACGGCGGCGATGGCATCTTGAATCCAGCCGAACGCGCCCGCCACGACGTCGCCGATCCAGCGCATTGCAGCGTCTACGCCGTCTTTGAACCAGCCGATGTTGTTGTAGGCCAGGACAAAGCCAGCCACGAGAGCGGCGATGCCGGCAATGATCCAGCCAACGGGGCCCATGGCGATAAGCCAGGCAGCCGCGATCTTTACGGCCTGAATGGTCGCCTGCGCGCCCATGAGAATCCAGCCGCCGACCATGGCTACAACTGCCCATGAGTGGGTGAATGCCGCGCCGATGGCCGAGCCCTTAGTCATGGCCCAGGCGATCTTTTGCTGAATAGCCGACTTGATCGCCTCGACCCCAAGCGCTACCCAGTGCGGGATGAGCGAAAGGACAATGAGCCCGACGATAATGCCGATCGGCTCGCGCATGTCCCAAAGCCACTTGGCAACGTCTTTGCTCTTGTCGATGACCTTGCCGAGCGCATCGGGGATCTTCTTAACCTCATCGCGCACGGTCAGTAGGAAGTCGACAAATTTTGAGTCTTCTTCCCAGCCGAATGCCTTTTGCAGTTTCCCGGTATAGTCGCCTTTCACCAGCAGATCGAAGAGGCCTTGCGCGCCGTCGTGAACCTTTAGCAGGAAGTTCACAAGCGGGGAGTCTTCTTGCCATCCGAACGCGGTGGTGAGCTTGCCCGTAAAGTCGCCCTTGACCAGGAGATCCAAGAGCCCTTGCGCGCCCGTGATTACCTTGTCTAGGAACTCGCCGATCTTGACGCCGGCTACTTTCGCGCCCTCTTCTAGCGGCTTCATCCACTCAATGGCGCCGGCGAAAAACTCGCGGATCTTCGGATAGACGCCCGACAGTAGCGAGGCGCCGATACGGCTAACGGAAGCCATCGTGTTTTTGAATGCGCCCTGCAAGGTGTCGCCCGACTTGAGTGCCGCGCCGCCGAGTCCGGATTCCATGGCCTTCTGGAAGGTCTCAAAGTTGATCTTGCCCTCAGATGCAAGATTCAGCGTTTCCTCAGCCGTGGTGCCAAGCTCCTTGCCGAGCATCTGCACAATGGGAATACCGGCATCGTTGAGCTGCGCGATTACGTCGCCCTGGATCTTGTTCGAGGAAGCTACCTTATTGAAGATCGCGCCCATATCGCCCATGCCGACGCCCGCGATAGTCGCAGCGTCCCCGGTGAGCTTGAGTGTGCGCTCCAGCTCCTTGCCGGGCTTGACGCCAGCAGCAACCGCGCTCGCGGCTACCGTGGCGGCTTCGTCCATGCCGAACGCCGTGCCCTTTACGGCTGCCATAGCGTCGTTCATGATGGCTGTTACGGCCTCAGCGGAGTTACCCAGGCCGGATAGCTTGGCCTTGGCATTCTCGATCGCCTGGAGCCGCCCGAAGCCCTTAGTGAGAGCCACGCCGAGGCCTGCGAGAGCGCCGCCGGCAATAGCCAGCGCACCCGTCTTGAGGCGCCGCCGATGGCATCGCCCATCTTGCCGCCGGAAGACTTGCCCGCGCTCTCCGCGGCCCCGTCAAGCTCGGTCCCGATCTTCTTTTGCAGATCCTTGAAGACCGGCGATACGAGTACTTCGGCTACACCGATGACGGGCACGGGGCCTCCTATGGAGTTGTTAGATGTCGTCGGCCTCGAAGCCGAACTGTTGGACGAACATTTCCGCCCAGTCGCGTTCCGCTGCTCGATGGCGCGGTCTATCTCGGTATATGGCGCGGGGAATGGCTTCTCGTCGCCAGGCTTGCCGCCGGCGGCTGCAATGCTTACCTGCCGCAGTCCCTTGATGGCGTGAAGGATCTCGCGCAGCATCGTTATATTGAGGTCAAACTCAGAAATTTTAGGGGTCCACGGGTCGGCATCGTCGGGCCTGGACAGCCTCAGTTGCGCGAGATGTTCCGCGGCCTCGGGATCATTCGCTATCGCCTCGTTGAGCCGGCAGGCGGTAGGCAGATTGTCGATGAGTTCGAGCAATGCCACCCAGCGCCCGCCCGTGTACCACTCCGCGAGATCCACGCCGAACTCTCGCAAGAGGTCGGCGCGGATCTGCGGGCGGTAGCGGTGGATCAGCTCGCGGAGGCGGTGCCGTTTCCCGCGGTGCCGACCGTCTGCTCGTAGTAGGCAATTGCGGCCTGCACAACGGCTGCCAACTCGCGTACAGACAGCTTCTCGGCGCGCAGTGCGGCGGCGTCGGCCTTAGACAGCCACTTTTCAAGCGCGGTCCAGTTGGACGCGTTCCTCTCTAGATCGCCGAAGACGCTCTCTGCCTCGGTGGATTCCAGCGCGAAGAGGTCCGGGAACGTGATGAGCTTGGAGCCCGTCAGGGACACGCGGAACGGGTCGGGCTTGGCAACTTCCTTGCGGAGAGCTGTAAGGGAAAGGTGAACGGTCGGCTTGTCTACGGCCATGGTGGTGCCTCCTGGTGTGAGGGGTTTAGTTACTTGGTGGTTTCGGTCTTGGCTGCGTCAGCGGCCTTGACGTCGGACGTCCTGGCCTTCTGCTCGGTATAACCGTCGCGGCGAAGCTCTGCGGCCTCGGTGGGGACGGCGGTCTCGACGGTGTGATTTCCGTCCTTGGAGGTAAAACGGGGCATTTCGGCTCCTAAGAATTGGCTGGTGTGGAGTTGAAACGGTGCGCGCCGCTACACCAGGAGAACGGCGCGCACCGAGATTAGGGGGAAGCTAGACGGCGGCGGTAAAGCCGAGAGCCGTCTTGTTAGCTACCGCGCCAGTTCCGCCGATGTAGTGGCGGACAGGAGTGCCGATAGTGTCATCGGTGAACACGTCGAACGTGTACGCCTGAGTCACAGCGTCGGACGTTCCCCACTTCTGGGAGTCGGTGGCAGCGAGCTTGACCGTGCCGTAGCCGCGGCCCATAATCCAGTTCGCCGCTGCGGGCCCATCGGAGCCGATGACGATCAGGCGGTATTCCTGGCCTACGGGCAAGTCGGGCTCGTCAAAGACGATTTCGCCCGAGGTTGCGGCCTGGGTGACGGCGGAAAGGTCGGTGCCGTAAGTCAGTTCCAGCATGTGCTTTTTGCCGGTTTCAAGCGCGGTCATCTTGACCGAGCGGGCCACCGAATCGACATCGGAGCGGACCGGGGAAGCGTAGCCGAGCGCGGAGACGTCAGACTTGCTCACGTCGCGCCCGAACTCGTAGCCGTCCGGTGTGACCAGGCCTACGGGCAGGTAGCCCAGCGCCTTGAGGTCCACCAGAGCGCCGCCGACGTCGAAGAGGCTAGCGGGGAGCTCGACCGAAGTCGGCGCGAGGAAAGCAATAGCCTTCTGGATCTTGCGAATCAGGTTCCGGTTGTCCGATTCCTGCTGAATTGTTGCGAATGTAGGCATAGCGAATAGACCCCTTTCGAGCTCAGAGTTGGTTAGTTCCCCGAACGGGGTTTAGAGGGGCCGAGACGTTACAAGGAACGTCCCCACGGCCTTGTTGAGGGTGTCCGACTGGTAGGGAACGTCGGCGGGCGTAATGTCCTGCTCGATCTTGTCGAGGAAGCCAGACGGGGTTTCGATGTCGTCGCCGATGATGGATGCGGCGATCGATTCGAGCGTGCTTACTGCTTGCTGCCCCGGCGCGTATACCTCGATCGTCGCCCGGTCCACGCGGTCCACAAAGCCCCGCGTGCCGCCAGTGACGTAGATCAGGGCCAGCGGAAACGGGCCCTGGATGGCGCCGTAGCTATCCGCGGGGATCTGGTAGACCGCCTTTACTGGCTCGCTAGATGCGTTGCGCCGTCGATCAGATCGAATAGCGCGTCTCGGGCGTCTGGAAAGAGTAGGGCATCGATCATTTAGCCCTCGATTTCATTGAGTCAGCCACCCGCAACAGGATTGCGTCTCGTGTGTCGCGCCAGTCCTTGCGGGACTCGCGCACGATGGCCCCAGCGCGCCGCTCGTTGGCCCAGCCTGCCGTTACGGTCGTCGGTGCAGCTTCGT